TATACGTCGTCTGCGTTTTCGCCCACAGTGGAAGCAGTCACGATTTGCAGGTCTACCTTGATCTGGCCGGATGTGATGTTTGCAAGGACGGCCCCGATCATTACCGTGGTAGTTGCGGCTGGAACGGTGTAGACGGTCGTTAATGTGGTGCCGACAGCCGTGTCAGTCTTGAGTTTGAAGGTATTTGCCATAGAGTTAGCCCAGTGCGATGGCCATTACGACAGGGTCGCCGAGGGCCGTAATTTCCGTGTTGATTTTCGATGCAGACCATAAATCTGTCGTCCCGGTAGCGGCGTCGTCGATCTCGCGATGAGGGTCGGAGGCTGATAGATGGGTTTGGATCGCGGAGTCTGCGGGTTCGTATGTTCCGGTGTGGTTGTGGCCAGAAGTAGCGTAAACGCCACTGTGGTTATGATCGCCTGCGGAAACGGTGCCGGTGGCTGTGCCTACGTCGAGAGTAGCCGCGCCACCCAAGCCAGAGATGTCAGTGTTGGCGAGGGAAGTGGGGACGTAGGTGGTGGAGCCAGTGGCGTATTTCAGGACTTGGCCGTTTGTGGCTACGGTGCCGGATACGTCGCTCATGTCCGTTGTGGCGAACGAGGCGAAGCCAGCGGAGGTCACGAAGGAAGAGCCTGTATATACCTTCATGGCACCTGAAGTTGTGTCGTACCAGAGATCGCCGGAGTCAAGGGAGGTGGATGGGGCGCTGGCTTGGACGCGATACTTTTCGGCGAATGAGTTGACGCCGGAGATGTTCGAGGCAACCGTGTTGACGTTAGTGATGTCGGTGCCTACGAGATCGACGTTGGTTATTGATGCCGCGACTGTGTCGATTTCGGATGTGGCTTCGTTCAGATCGTCAGCGACAGTTTCGATTTCTGAAATGGCTTCGTTCAGGTCATCGGCGACTTTCTGGATTTCAGCGGCCTTACCAGCGCAGGTGGTTATGTCGGCTGAGATACCGGCTACCGTGGTTACGTTGGCTGAGATGCCCGCGACAGCGGTTATGTTGGTGTTGTTCGCGGCGACCGTGTTGATGTTGGTCGCGTTTGAAACTGCCGAGTTAATGCTGGTCTGGTCGGTGGAGGTAGGTGTGGTTCGACGCCAAGTGGTGTTGGTGGCGTCGTAGACCATCATTACGTCATTGCTGGTGTCGAAGTAGAGGTCGCCGTCATCCAAGCCAGTGGTGGGCGCAGTTGCGGCGGCACCGTGATATTGGCCTTGGAACGTGGCTAGATCAGCGGCGGCAGAGGATGCGCTGGACGCGGCCGCGCTTTGGCTTGTCGATGCGGCGCTGGCTGAAGTTGAGGCCGCGCTTTGGCTTGTCGATGCCGCAGAGGCTGAAGAAGCCGAAGCGACTTCAGAGGCTGCCGAAGCGGTTTCCGAGGCGGCTGAAGCAACTTCAGAAGCGGCGGCGGCAGTTTCCGAGGCGGCGGCATTGGTGGCTGATGTCGATGCTGATGTGGTGGCCGTGGATAGGGCGGTGCCGTCAAGGATGGTTGTGAACTTGGTAGCGTCCGGCGCGGCGGTCGCAGATGTGTGTGCCGTGTCACAGATGTAGGTGCCGTTGTTGTAGGTGACAACGTCAAGTTGTTCGTAGGCTGTTGATGTGGTGTGTGCGCCTTTCTGACGAAAGATGTAGCCGCCGTCTATGTCGACCCATGAAGCGGTGGGGCTTGCGAACTGGCCCATGCGAACCTGCATTGAGCGGGATGTTGAGTCGACCTTGACCTGGAACGAGGATGAGTCGAGTACGCCAGTGGAGGAATCCCACAGGTCGGAAAGGATGTCGTAGATATTCCGGTTATTGAATTCACAGGCTTCGAGGTATGTGTCGAGGACGTGAGTTCCTGTCTTGGATGAGGTGAAACTGATCTGTTCGCCGATTGGGCGGGTGATGGCCATTATTCGGAGACTCCTTTGTTGTCGTACCAGCCCTTGGCTTTGAGGAATTTAATGACGTGTGATTTGGATAGGGCTACGGCATCGTCGCTTGGGAAACGGCCTTCGAGTTCTTCGATTGCGCGGGAGATGTCCGTCACTCGCGCGGAGAGATTGCCAAGGCGGACGTTTAGATCGTTGACAGCATCGGCGATGTCAGGTGGGGGTGCTTTGGCTTGGATGGCTTCAGCGATGTGGGTCTGGACTTCCGACGCGATGGATTGGCGTATCTTTGCGAGAAAAGATTCGAGATCGTCTAGTCTGGCTGTGAGGTTTTTAATGTCTGGCATTACGCGGCTCTTATGGGTTTAAGGTTTCCTTGGTCGACCTGTTGCTGAACTTGTTCATTGGGTTGGACGGATGCGCCGCGCATCTTTTCCATGATGGCGAGTTCCTGGCTTGGCGACATGCCTTGCTCGCGCTGTTCAGCGGAGATACGGAACTGGTCTAGGTCGGAGATACCCATTGCACGAATGGCTTCCTCTGCGATCTTGCCGGAGTTGTATTCCATGTTGAGGCCGGTCTGGTGCATGATCTGGAGCATGGACATCCATGTTTCAGCGTTGCGGGTTGGTTCGAGAGGTAGGGTGCCGTCTACGACTAGGTAGTCGACTTCTCCTTGAAGGTCGTTCTCGGATTGGAAGTCGATGTAATCGTCTTCAACCATGTTCGAGAGTTGGTTCGGCATGTCGAACGGGTCTACCCGGATGGAGCCTTGGAAGGGAAGGGCATCTTGGATGTTGGCGACCATCATGCGAACCATTGGGCGCATGGTGGTTGCGGACATCACGCGGGACATTACGCCAAGGCGTTGAGAGCCAAGTTGGGTTAAGCGTTGGATTTCTGTGGCGGTGCGTACGTCTGGCGTTGGCATGCCCTGTTGGGCGTCGGATGCTGCGGCAGTTCTGTTTTTGAGTTCAGAGATAGCGCCGATGTCATTCCAGTGGCCCTTAGTTACGTCAGGGACTTGAGCGATGAATACGCCGTCACCGGGGTTTGTTCCCGGCATAGTTCGGACGATGCCCCACGGGTTGCGGTCGATCAGGTCGGGGATCGAGACTTGAGTGGGGTCGGCGAAGATAAGGTTGTTCAGGGCGGCTTGGACGTTATCGATGCGGGAGCGGAGAAGCCAAGTTGCTACGTCGTGCAGGGGGAGGAGCAGGTCGTACAGGGATTGGCCGTAAGTTTTATGGGAGTCGTGGTAGATGCCGCCCATGACTACGGGGAACTGCTGGCCGTAAGGGTTGAGTTGGGCGCGGATAACGTATTGTTCGTCGAGTATGGTTAGGAGAAGCCAAATGGATTCGACGTTTGGCATACCGACTTCATAGCCCGCGAGGTTGACCCATAGTTCGTCGACAACGTTTGCGTTGGATAGTTTTACTGAGGAATGGCGCTCGTTGGCTAGAGATGGGTCGATGTTCCAGCCGCGTCCTTCTTCTGTGTTGTGCTGGTGACAGAGCCATCCAAGACGGGTTGCGTCGAGGCGGTTGCGTAGGCCGGGGAAGCGTTTTAGTTTGGGGTAGAGGCCGGAGCGGAGAAGATTGTTGTAGGTGACGAAGTCGGTGAAGCCAATAAAGCCCATTGATTCCCAGTCGCCCCAGGTGACGCGGGGGTCGGGGAAGGTGCGGCGGGGATCGAAGTTGATGATGTTGTTATGGTTTGACTTGGCATCCCAGACGATCTTGGTTGGGGCGAAGCCATAACGGATGGCGTCCTGCATCATCTGGGCTATGCGGGCTTCCCCAGCGGTGCGTCGCATGTGTTGGTGAAGGACGCGTTCGAGAATCATGGAGACTTTGCGGGATTCCCGATTCATGCCTTCGAGTTGGAACATGGGGTTGCGGCCAGCGAGGGCGGCCATCAGGTAGGTCTGGACTGTGTCCGCGATAGCGCGGGTGTCGGTGATTACTGCCTTTTCACGGAACTGGGTGGCGGATTCGGGGACGTATACGTCGTGTGCGCGGTCGGCTTCTTTCCAGTGTGGGTAGCGTTTGGATATGCGGGAGTGCGACATATCGAGGCATGCGCGCGCGAAGGACACAAGTTTCTGCTCTTCCTCGTCCGAGAGGAGGGGAGCAATATCTTGTAGGGATTCGAGGGCGCGTGCGTGGGGGGACAGATCGACTATGGTGTGATCTTCTGTCCCGCGTAAATCACGGTAGTCAGACATAAGGTTGATTCTCTTGGGTCAGGGGGTTTTTGTCGTCCCGTTACAAGCCCCAACCACGCCAATTTGCGAGGTTTGCCAGGGATGAAAACGAGTCTTTGTATTTGGAGTAATGGTTGTTCAGGGAGTCAGTGACATTGACGGATACATCGAACGAGGAGCCAACGTGCATCTTGGAGATGGCGTCTAGGAGAATGGAGAGAGCATCAACGTCATCATCGTGCGCGGAGGAGGGGAAGGAGACTGTGGCGTTGATGAAGTCGTCTACCCAGTGCGCGGTTTGGGGAAGCCAAACGCGACCGCCTTCGACGAGGGGTGTGACCGTGTGGGCGCGCGCGACCTTGTCGGCGTTGACTTTGTAAGGGATGACGGAGATGCCTGACTCGTTCTTGAGTTCTTGGATCAGGGATTGGCCAGAGGCTTTGTCCTCGATGTAGAAGCCGCGTAGCCCCTTGCCTCGGTATTTGGTGTTGAGTTGGATGGCTTTCTGTTTGAGTTCGGGGAAGTCGTAGCGGCCCTTTACGCGGTCGATGATGTAGATGTCGCCGTCAGTGGCCAGCCCGCCAACGAGGAATACGGAGTAGTCGGCGGTTTCTGTTTTCTTGAACGCGGTGTCAGCGGAGATGAGCAGGGATTGGAAGTTGGTAGGGTTGATGATCTCCGGGTCGTAGAACTTCCACCAGTCCGCTTTGAATATGTTACCGCCTTCGATGTAAGGGGATTGCTGGTATAGGGCGGCGAACTCGCGAGGGTTGAGGCGTTCGATGCGTTCGAGCACGTCAAGGGGAAAGCGTTCCGGCCAAAGGGCTTCGGTCGTGGTTTCAGTGTAGTGGCGCTTTGAGGGGGCGACCGTACTGAGTTTGCCCTTGGGGATGTGGCGTGGGTCTGACGGCGGTAGTCCGGCGACGGATTTCTTGATGCCGTCCTCGACTTCCTGTTTGGCGGGGAAGTTGATGTGAAGCCAACGGTTTTCGTCCCAGTCCTCTGTGAGTTGGATGCGACCGCCGGGGTCGTCAGGGTGCCAGCGCGTGAGGATCATGATCTGGATCGGGTGTGCGCCATTGGCTTCGGGCTGGAGCCGGGTGATGAGTGCGGAGATGTAGTAGTTCCATGCGTTGTTACGGGTAGTCATGGACTCG